TCCTCTTCCTCTTCCTCTTCCTCTTCCTCTTCCTCTTCCTCTTCTTCCTCTTCCTCTTCGTCGATGTCGGGCTCATAGTCGTCGTCTTCCGAGGATGCCTCCGACTCTGGGTCAGATTTCAGGGTCTCATCCTTGACCCAGGTTGTCCTAGACTTGAGCTTTCGAAGGTTGTACTTACTCGGCATCTTGCTGCCTCACAAGTAAAAAAATCAAAACTTATCCGTTTTTTGATTGAGTATAACAATGAGTGACCTCGAGGCCATTAAAGAAGTCGTGGATAGGCAGACAGAGGTTCTTGCACTCAACGACGCAGCTGACCCGGCGGTGAAGAAGTCAACAACTATTGTCGAAGAGTTTCTGAAAGCCCACAGGGTGTTGTGTTACGGTGGAACCGCGATCAACAACCTCCTTCCCGCAAAGGACCGATTCTATACCACGAGCGAGGTACCGGACTATGATTTCTTCAGCGAGACTCCGCAGGAACACAGCGTGATCATCGCAAACAAGCTATCGGCTGCTGGAATCGAGAACGTTGAAGTGAAGCCAGGTGTTCATCTGGGAACCTACAAGGTCTTCGCAGACTTTCACGGCGTAGCAGACATCACACTCTTAGCCCCCAAGGTGTTTGACAATCTGTGGAAGGAGAAGCTGAACCGTCACGGAATCCACTATGTTCCCCCGAACTTCCTTCGCATGTCCATGTATCTTGAACTCAGCCGCCCCGATGGCGACATCTCTCGCTGGGAGAAGGTCTACACACGTCTGATGCTTCTTAACAAGCACTACCCGATCGTATGTAGGGATACGATTGTCCCTCCGGAGGAGATGTCAATTGAACAAAAGAAGGCGGCGGTTTCGATGATGAAGCAGCATGATGTAGTGATGATCGGATTTTCCGCGATGACGCGATATGAGAACAAGGCCCACTGGTATACGCCTCTGACACTGTTGGCAGAGAAGGAGGTGATCGATCAGGTGAGCAAGGGTAAGAAGACGCTTGAACACGAAGAGACGGAGATCATGCCTCGTCGCGTAGATGTGCTTGACGAGAACGGTGGGATCTTGTATCAGTTCTATGAGACTCAGGCATGCCACAGCTATCATACGACTGGGGATGGTCTCAAGATCGCAAGTATTCCCACTCTGTTGCAGTTCTTCTTAGCGTTGATCTATTCGGGCGAGCCAAAGGACGAGGTCACTCGCATTCTCTGTGTTGCACAGCGTCTGATGGAGTTGGCGGCGAACAAGCCGAATCGTACTCTCGCACTCTTGACCCCAACATCATGTCTGGGTAAACAGCCGAGTTTGCTTGAATTACGTCGTGAACGTGTTGATTTGTTTAAGAAGATCAATAGTAAGTCATCGCCCGACTTCGTCCAGTACTTCTTCACCTATAATCCGAAGGCGAAGAAGACAGAGCGGAAGAAGATTAGGGAATTACTGAAGAAGACCAGGAAGTCCAGAATGGATGTTTAATTGGGAGTAGGGATCGTGTTCGGGATTGTCACAGAGGTATTTGCTAGGTTCTTTGTTACGCCAGGAGTCAGACCGAACGGTGTTCCAGCGACAGGGACGCCATTAACTCCACACTCTCGCAGACCCTTCTGAACCTCGAGGATGAACGAATAGCTATTCTGGATTCCCTTCGAGCGATACGCATTCACTCCAACATATCCAGATGCGGCCGGTACGTTTGTCGTGAACACATGCCGTAGTTTCTTCTGTGTAGTTATATCTGACGCATCGCGAATCACCATTCCGTTAAGTCCCGTAAGAGTTGAACCGTTTGGTCCTCCAGAACTCATTTATTACCCCCTCATATTTTATCGCCCTGTGTACCAGGACAAATCGAGATACTGTCCGGAGGAAGGTTCCTTGATCAGAGAGGCAGGTGGTGCAGAGGCCGCGTGTACAGATACCTCCGTGGGTGAGAGCGAGCGTGAATAATACGTTACGCCTCCGACCTGTCCATCGAAACCACGAAGCTCGGAACCGATCTGAACAGCTTCGTCCACCTGTTTAGGAAGCTGGGTCAGTGTGTGGTGCTGACGCAGAATACCGTTGATATAGATATCCGCGGTATATTGCGTGACCACGACTGCAAAGTGAATCCATTTCTGGGCAGGGATGTTCGAAACCAGAATAGATTCAGACGCACCGTATGTGTTCACAACCACCAGAATCGAGTTTGACGTCGAGTCCAGATAAAGACCGGGGCAGTCACCGTGTGTGAAGATAAGGCGTCGAGTTCCATACCCGTATGTGAAATCATTGACTTCAAACCACCCTTCGAAGCTGAACGTTGCACCTTCAGCCTGGTTAAACGAACGAGGTAGCGAAAGTGTTGACGAATACGGAACCTTTCCACTCTGTGTTGATGTCTGAATCTGGACCGCAGTTGGGTCCATGGGTTTTGAGAAAACATACGCTGCAACTCCTCCTAAGACAACGACTCCAGCAGCTCCCAGGGCAAGAGACTCCATTATCCCTTACTTAGAAACAAACCCCCTTGAACTCAGACGCAATCCTGTGCGTACAGGCTTCGCAGGAACAAGCAATGCTTTCACCCACTCGTCGTAGGTATGGGTTTTCTGATACTCAATCACCCTCGGATCAACTGCAACGTTAATTGTGTACAAGTACTGAACTCGCGTAGAAGGTGTCTCATGTTTCAATATACCCGTCTTTGCGAGATCAATGGTCCACTTTAGATCCTCACCGCGTGTGGCGTCCTCAAAGGTAGCAAGTCGTGCAAATTCGGTCAGCATCGGATTGAGGTGATTCGGAGGGCGAACAAACATATTGTCAATATACATCGATCCAGTCAATGGGTAGCGAATACTATGAACGAAAGTATGGCCACCCATGTCTCCACGTATCATCATCACGTCGTGTCCAGATGTGAAACATGTAAGAAAGTCTTCAAAGTAAGCATCGGTCACTGAATCATCGTCGTCAATGAAGGCAACGTACTTTCCATTTGCCCGCTCTAATAGGAGTCGTCGCTTCATCCCTACGCTCATCTGGCGGTTGTCTCGCAGTTCGTTGATCTCCAGACGCAACCCCGGGCAGATTCGTGCAAACTGTTCGCGGAGTGACAACACGAGGTCTGTAAACTGCGGTAGTCGCTCGACAAGGGTGGGGATCAAGATCGACAAATCACATGAATAGACCTTGCGAGAGATGTATGTTCGCAAGTCCTGTTCAAAGTATTTTTGATTTCTCAGGTAGAGAGAATCGGCACCCCCATATCCTAATGCGGGATGGCGATGACGGATGATACACAATGGGTTGTACACAGTCTTGCTCTTTTCTACACCCTTGCATAGATCGGTTAACTCTGTATCGCAATAGAAGCTCTTGTATTCTCGGGCATACATGGATCCCAATCGCCGATACATCTCGCGACCGTAGATCGACAGAGTATTGAGTTTGTATCCTTGATATCCATCGTTGAACCAGAGAATGCAATCAAGGCTTGGTGCGGACTTGCGAATGATGTCGTCGTATCCGTGAATTTCTGGAATCATATCATCAGACACAAGGACGACAAGATCCCATGGATAGTCAACCTTTTCGATATCTGCGTTACATGCCTCGATCTTCGTCTTGTTCTCTCCGTAGTACAGTGCTTTCCAGGCAAACTTGTCTATGACTTGGAAAACCTGTCGTTGAACTACTTCATTTGTCATCATGATATCATCTACGTCGCATGAAATGACAACGCCCATAAGATCAGGACGAGCGGCCATGGTAACATATTTGCTAAGAGTTTCAAGTAATTGTTTGGGTCGAGACCTAGATGGGCATTTCAGTAAGATCTTCATTGTTTCTTAGGAGAAGAGAACCACCCGGAGATATCCGAGCTTGAAAGACCACCGACCTCCTTACCGGCACTGTCCTTGACACCGAATACAAACGTGTATCCGAACAGCGAAAGATTAGACAGTCCCGCAGTCGATGACGCGGGCGTTGACATGCTACACGATGTTCCGGCTGCATAGAACGTGGCCGCATTCGCCGGAGACAAGGGAGTTGGTGAGCTGTGGATTGAGCAAACAGACCCAGAGAAGCCACCGTTCGCACCCACGATGATGTCTCCGATCGCAGGCTTCGGGATTCCGGGTAAGACACATGACTTCACGAGGAGACCGTTGATGTAGACATCGAGGTTACGTTGGAAGATGGTCACGGAGACGGAAAACCACGACTGAATCGGAACGTTCTCCACTGAGCAAATAAACGTCTCGCCATTTCCAGTGTCGGTCGTACTCGTGTTTGACCCAGACGAGTAGACGCTCACAGCCACATCAAGCGTGTTATCGGTTGGGTGAAGACTGATCGCGGGACTGACGATTCCAGGGCGTGTAGGATCGACTCGCTTGATGATCGGTTTCGAACTCCCGTACTTGTAGTCCCAGTCTTTGATATACATCCAAAATTGTAGCCCGCTGTCAGTTCCTTGAAGTGGTGCATTCGCAGCTGGAATCGTAGAACCGGTCTTGCCATCGATCTGGATATCGCTCGGTGCTGCCTCAGTTGATCCCGATCCCCATGACCACGACCTTCCAATGTAAATGATTGTGATGAGAAGTCCAATCGCGGCCAACGCACCTACAATCGTCATAAACGACGAGCCCTTCGGGGCTGCCGGCGGAGGGGCGAGCATATAAGCAGGCGGAGGAGGTTTTGAGACGAAGCCGCCCATATTTATGCTTTACAAGGGAAAGGTATTCAAAGTAACAATGGAAAAACGAACTTCACTGCCGATACGAAATCAAACACCAATGTTCTGCAATAATTGCGGAGAAAAAGGTCACATGTTCAAATTCTGCCAAGACCCAGTCCTTTCATGCGGAATTGCCTTAGTTGACTGCCCTTCGTTGCCGTCTGATCCCGAGACTGTCAAAGTCTTGATGATCCGACGCAAGGATAGTCTGAGCTTTGCGGAGTTCATGCGTGGCAAGTATGACCCTGCGGACACAGAGTATCTTGGCGTCTTGTTCACGAACATGACCCTGCAAGAGCAGACGATGGTTGTGTGCGAATCGTTTGACACGTTGTGGAAGCAGCTGTGGGGAGACGATCATTCGTCGCCAGAGTATCTCCTGTCGAAGGAACGGTTTGCAACGGTTGACCGTGAGCAGTTGATGAGAACCTATATGTCCACGTTCAAGGAACCAGAGTGGGGCTTTCCAAAGGGACGGCGTGTTCGGTGCGAGTCTGACGTTGAGTGTGCGATTCGTGAGTTCGGAGAGGAGACGAATATCCCTCGCGAAGCCTATACGGTCATGAAAGGTGTGCTGCTCGAAGAGACGTTCACAGGTCTCAACGGAATTCGATACAGACATGTCTACTTTGTGGCGTTGCTGTCAAGCCCCGACCTGGTGAATGTACATCAGAAGATGACCTACATGCAGCGGCGTGAGATTTCTGCGATTGGATGGAAGACGTTTGCTGAATGCCGTGCGTATATTCGCCCTCATCATGTGGAGCGTGAGTCAATGGTCGAGGTGCTTGAAAACATTGTTAAGACGTATGAGGACAAGCTGTGATGCCTAACATAGTTAGACCAGCTGTTTGTGTTCCGAACGCATAATGGAACAGCTCTGCAATGACAATCCAGAAGAGAAAGTGAAGAAACACATTCCCACCAAACTCCCACGCGGTGTAGACTGCCAACATAAGAGTTAACACTGTGTCTGCAATCGCGAACCCCATAAACCGATAGGAATGTGCACCCGTCCCCGGTGCACCAAAGATGTTTTTGTATGGACAACTCATTGTATTAAGCAAACCTAAAACGTGCGAAGTAAACCGTGAGGCAGTATGCAACCACGCTCAACACAAAGACCCACCACCACACCGGAAACACGGTGGCTTCGCGATCCTCAGTTCCGAACGGACGGATCCGCCCTTCACGCCCAAAGGCGACGGACGGTTTCAGGTAGAGGAAAGCAGCCATCAGAAACAGATAGATGGACACCATCCAGATGCGATGATTTTTGCGTGTGAGTGGCTCCATTACTTACGGTAGCGACGAGTTTTGCGGGAACGGGACTTACGACGGCGACCTGCGAACAGACCGCGGGGTATCACGAGTTTCTTACTCTCCACCAGGGCAGCGAGAGTGAAGAAGCTATCACCGGACTCATTGACACCCTCTCCAGTAATTGTCCAGTTGCTACCCGTCACTGTTAATGAGGCCTGCTTCCCATCGAACGTCACCTGCTTTGTTTCAGACATCTTGTTATCCTCCCCGATAATTTCAACGCAGCACAAGATAATGAGCTTCGTCCTCCCGAACCGAAAGGCGTTCGCGGACTACATTACTCGCATCTTTTTGAAATACCGCAAGGAAGACCGCGACCCTCTTGACGACGAAGACAAGGATGTTGATCTCTGTGCGAAGCAGTCGAATGCACGCGAGATGTTTCCCTATCAGAAGCTGATTCGGGATTACTTGATGATTGAGACACCGTATCGCGGCATCCTATTGTATCACGGGCTAGGATCGGGTAAGACGTGCACGTCCATTGCGGTGGCTGAGTCGCTGATGAGCTACAAGAAGGTATGGGTTCTGACACCTGCGTCCTTGCAGCAGAACTACCGGTCTGAGCTTCGTAAGTGCGGAGATCCTATTTTTTCGTTCGAGCAGCACTGGCGAGAGCGAACGTTGAACGATCAGTCACGGGCAGATGCCAAAGCCCTCTCGATCTCGGAGGGATTCCTTGACCGAACAGGGAAATTCTTCGTGACGATTCCTGGCGAGACTCCGAACTACAAGGATCTGCCAAAGACAGCACAGGATATCATCAAGGCACAGATCGAGGACATCATTTCGCAACGCTTCAATTTTATCAACTACAACGGTCTGTCCAGCAAGAACATTGACAAGTATGTTCCTGAGGGCGAGAATCCCTTTGACAACTGTGTAGTCATCATCGATGAGGTCCACAACTTGATTTCTCGCATCGTCAACTCGTCAGACATCGCACGTCGTCTCTACGACGCAATCTATACCGCAGTCGACTGCAAGATCGTCGGACTGTCTGGAACTCCGGTCATTAACCGCCCTAATGAGATCGCCTACCTGATGAACCTTCTGCGTGGACCGATTCAGCAGATCACGATTCCCTTCGCAAAGGCTACGGCGTGGGATGAGGAGAAGATGAAGACTGCATTCAAAGCCCTTCCGGATGTCGATACGATCGAGTTCAACGCAGTGAAGAAGTATGCAATGATCACACGCAATCCTCCACACTTCCGGTCGATCTATAACGAGGCGGGTGATCGGGTAGCCGTTCAGTACAAGAAGGATCTTCCGTTCATCTCAGTTCCGTTAGACTGGGTGACGTCGTGGGCAACTAAGTTTCAGGCGGATGTGGGTTCAGAGATTGCAGTTGATCGCGTGACAGCAGAGAACCTCGAATGTCTTCCCACGAAGTTCGAAGAGTTTTCGAATCTGTTCCTCGATGGTCTGAATATGAAGAACGCACTGCTGTTCTCTCGCCGCATTCAGGGTCTTGTGTCCTACTTCAAGGGTGCAGACGAGCGTCTGATTCCCAGGCGTGTGGAGGATGACAAGATGCTTGAAAAGGTCGTGATGAGTCCAGAGCAATTTGTCCAGTATCTTGATGTCCGGTTCCAGGAGATCAAGATGGATGCGAAGAAGTCCCTCAGTATGAATGACGACGGTGGTACATACCGTGTGATCTCTCGTCTAGCCTGCAACTTCGCGGTGCCTCCCGAGTTGAAGGTTCTGACAAAGAAGGTGGAGAAGGAGTTCAACGATATTGTGAAGGAGACGGATGTTCCCGATAAGCCGGAGATCCTTGCTGCCCTGAAAGCACAGTCTGGAAAGTATCTGACAGCAAAAGCCCTTGAACAATACAGTCCTAAGCTGTTGAAGCTGCTAACAAACCTCGAAGAAACTCGCAAGTCGAAGGCTGAGTGGCCTAATCAGTTCATCTACTCGCAGTATCGTCAGCTGGAAGGACTCGGAGTCTTTGCTGCGATTCTCGATGCGAACGGGTGGCAGCAATACAAGATCACGAACAAGAACGGTCAGTGGCAGGAAGATGAGATGGATGACAAGCCATCCTACGCTTTCTTTACAGGCGAAGAGAAGGAGGATCAGCGTGAGATGATGCGACAGATCCTGAACAATCGGTTCGAGAACAGCTTTCCTCCCAGCTTGAAGACGAGCATCGAAAAGCGTGGAAAGAAGTTGCTGTGCCTGCTCATGGCTTCATCATCAGGTGCAGAGGGTATTACGTTAGCGAATGTTCGTCACGTTCACATCATGGAACCGCACTGGACACCAGCCCGACACGATCAGGTCATTGGTCGTGCGATCCGTATCTGTTCCCATGCGACACTTCCGCTTGAAGAACGTACGGTTCGCGTTAGCTTCTACTTGTCGGTGATATCGCCTTCGCAGTCAAAGGGTGCAGAAGGTCCGAACATCGCAGCTGTCCGCAAGTCCGACGTTGAATTGAAGAGGTATGAAGGCGATCCGCCTGTGGAAACGTTCATGTCCACAGATGAATACCTGTATGAGAAGGTGTATGAGAAGGATAAGGTCAATAAGCGTATTTCAGTGTTGCTGAAACAGTCGGCGGTTGACTGCGAGGTTCATCGCAAGTTACACTCTCGCGAGAAGCCGCAGATCTCGTGCATGAGATTCGATACGACTGCAACGGGCGAGGATCTGGCATTCAAGCCATCAATCAAGTCGGAAGAACTTGATGAGACGTATCTTCGCAACATGACCCGCAAGAAGCGGCGTCTTCAGAAGTTGAAAATTAAGGGAATTGTCTATTTGATGGATCCCGATTCAAAGGAAATCTTCGACGGTCAAGCATTCGAAGATAACAACCGGTTATTGCGTATCGGGACGAAGATATCTGAGACGCAGATTAAGTACTGGCTTTGAGGTCAGCCAGCCAGTCGGCACACACATCGGCCCAGGACTTGAAGACGATCGACTCCTTCGCAGTTCGCATTGCCCCAATGTTGGTGATCGCCTTGTCCATCGCAGCCGCAACATCGTCTGCATAAAACGTCGGCGAGGATAGACCCAGGGGCATGGCAGCCGCATGATAATAGACATCACGCTTCGGGATAAACTGGGTAACCGTCTTGGGAAGGAAACTGCTGTACGCACCCACATCCGTAACAACCTGAGGGGCACCCGTATACAGGTGCTCAAGCTGACACAGTCCGAATCCCTCGCCATCCGAGGTGTTCACACCGAGGTCACTCATATTGTAGATCTGATTGATCGCCTCATCCGTAAGAGGAGTCGTTGACGTATCGATGATCGCCAGACGCTTTCCGTACACATTGGGATCCAGCTTGTTCTGGAGAAGCTGATCGTAGAAGATACGCTGGATATCATAGTAGTTCCCCTTCTGCGGATCAACGCCCGTGACCATGAGCAGGTAGAGCGGCTTGTCCTCATACTTAGCAAGGAGACGGGCGAATCCCATGATCGTCAGGTCCTGACGCTTACGCTGACTGTTACGATTCGCGTTGAGCATCACGAGGGCATCCGTGGGAAGACCGATGTTCTTACGCAGCTGTAGACGAGTCTGCTGGGGGAGGCTCGAAAACACCGTGGGATCCACTGCATGCTCGATGAGCTTCGGAGTCACCGTCACATTGGGATACTCTGTGAACGTCTTCGCCCACGAGTCCGTGAAGCAGTAGACGCGGTCAGCCGCCTTGTTGATCTCGTCGATCAGCTGCGGGGCGATGCCAGTGTAGACCTGATCGATGTAGAGCCACAGCTTGTAGGGAGACACGCCCTTCTCATACTTCATCGACTTGATGAAGCGGGCGATGATCATCGGATCATTGTAGATCATAACCACGTCTGGACCAACCATCTCGAGATACTCGTGAATCTTGTTAAATCCAAACCCCTCCTCCCTCGGGTCCTCGGCCGCAGCCGCATCGTAGGCAACGACTCCCTCCGGAACCTTGCGAAGACTCTTGCGATCGGCGTGACGCTGAAATCCGAAATGAAACGTCTTCACCTTCGGGGCCAGTGTCGCGACCTGCGTAAGAAGATTAGAAACCACCTTGGAATACCCCGTCATCTGATCTACATGAGTGCTAACAAGTACGAACCTCATTTGACTTGTTTCTCTCGCTTCTGTATAAATAGGATGCAGGTCAATTCTGCCCAGGATTATTTAACCGCACAGAAGCGTCGCATTGTCGCTGCAACGTTCACACAGGACCCTCCGCCTCTGGGTCGTCGCTACAATTATGTTGTGACCTCCGTTCTCGCGAACAAGGCGTCGCGATATGAGAGGACACCCTATCCGCAGACACTCAGTCTTGCGGCCGGCACCACACCGGGATTAAGGTATACAACTCCGGGCGTTCGTCCTACTATTAACAACTGCTGCATAGTCGCACAGGGGGCGACCCCGTTGGGTGGTTCATTGGTCTAAACATTCAACGTGCGTAGATACAAATGCCTGGCGGCTTAATACAGCTTGCACAAGTAGGGGCACAAAATCACCCCATCAATGGCAAACCATCGATGACTCATTTCAGGGCAGTGTATCGTCGGCACACGAACTTCGCCATGGAATCGATTCGGATGGCGTTTTCGTCTACGAATCTAGACTTTTCAGCCACGTCAACTCGGACCCTTTCATGTCGCATTGACCGGTATGCCCAGCTTCTCCATGATACATATTTGGTCTTGACACTCCCCGACATTTACTCGCCCATGGTTTCTCTTGGAACGAATGCAGCACCCACTGGCTACGATGCCCGGTGTACCGCGATGGGGTACGAGTTCCAGTGGGTCAAGAACATCGGATACAATTTAATCGATCATGTTGAACTTGTGGCGAACGGTGTCGTCATTCAGACCCTTCCGGGAGAGTGGCTCAAGTTCTACTCGTATTACACTCACGACGCAGCGAAGAGAAAGGTGGTTGATCAGATGGTTGGCAATGTATCTGCGATGTATGACCCCGCAAATGCATACGATCGTGTGAATCAGTATCCTCACTCAGTGACTCCGGCTGCTGTGCCTAACAATATGCCCTACACGACAACTCCTGAACCGTCGATCCGGTCTCGTCAGCTTGTAGTTCCACTTCACTTCTGGTTCTCTGAGAATCCGGGGCTGGCATTACCGCTCGTGTCTATGCAGAACTCCGAAGTGTATGTCAATGTCGTACTTCGCCCACTCAATCAGCTCTATACAGTGATTGATGTCAACCCGGCATCTGTCGTTATTTCAATTAGCAGCGTTGTTTCGGCAGGCTCCTATGTAACTGTGACGACCCCAACTCCACATGGATTCAGTGTCGGGACCTCAGTGACACTCCAGGGATTGATCAATACCGCAGTTTTTCTGAACGGGACATATTCAATCGCAACGGTTTCTTCACCGACGTCCTTCACTGTTCTATCGACAACTGCCGTGGCAACGGTTGATCAGACAAATCAGCTAACTGCGACTGTAGGCGGTTCGACCAATCCAACGTATGGACAACGTATTCAACCTACTGGATCGTATCCAATCGGTCTTTTCCTAACTCCTCCGACTACTGCTGGCGTTTCAAGCAATCCAACTGTTACGTCGTTTTACCCAGATCCGTATCTGGAAGGCAACTTCATTTATTTAACCGATATGGAGATGAATCAGCTCGCTTCAGCTGACCAGACGTTCCTTCTCAAGCAGGTCCGCTATGTGTCAGCGGAGGGTCAATACGGTGCAAATTCTGATATTCAGATTCCATTCCATAACATGGTTACTCGCGTTGTCTTTTCTGCACGGCGTTCTGATAAGGTTCTGATCAACGACTGGGATAATTATACGAATTGGGATAATACGAAACGTGCACCCTTTTCAGCGATCACAAACTCAGTAGGAGATCTCCTTTACTCATCTGGTCAAAATCAGATCTCTTCAATCTACCCCCGCGACGCCCTTGTTAACGGTAACCTCCTCTTCGATGGCAATGAGAGATTCACAACAAAGCCGACGTCGTATTTCTCACTGATCCAGGCATACAAACACACAACTGGGCAGGCACCGTCTGATCTACCGGGTGTCTACATGTATTCATTCGCACTCAACAACGATCAGTATCAGCCAAGTGGTGCGATCAATGGTTCCGGTTTCAATAAGGTAGTCCTGCGAGTCACTCTTCAACAGCCACTTCCGACTGCAGTCGGGGCTTCTTCGCAGCAGGTGGTCTGTATTCTCAAGTCAACCGCATTGAGTCAAAATCCACTTGTCATCCCTCCAGGAAATCAGGGTCTCTATACACCCGATCAGTTACTGACAGTTGTTCAGACAGTTGCGAATAACAACATCATCTTCTCCTATACCTACAACGTAGGAGTCTACGTTGAGTCGATTAATTATCTCCGCATCGTGAGTGGACTGGCGAATCTCGTGTTTGCTTCATAATAATGGGTGACACTACGATCGTCAGTGCTACATATGTGGTAGGCACACAATCGATTGATGTTGCCGACATCATTGAGGAGATTCGATCGAAGAACTACGGCGAGATCAATCTACCCATCACGAAACTCGACGCTGATTTGCGGAAGGATAACCGTATTGCGTTAGCCGCAAATGATCCGACGCTTGCGTTGACTCCTCCGCGAATCACGGTGGAGTACACCGATGAGCGAGGTGCATGGCATACCGTTAGTGCAACTCTGACAGAGACCCTTAAGATTGGACAACGGTCAACGTTCGGCACTCTCATTCAGAAGCCGTTTGATGCCTTGTGGCAGGTTGCGATGACTGTTGGAAAAGGTCAGATGATCTTTGTGATCGCAATGGGATATGCACTGGTTGTGCTATGGACCTACAAGCAGTGGGAATACATGCAGGAGCCATTCAAACCAATGGTCGGATCTGTGGGAAACCCTGGAATGATGGGGGAAAACTATGCCGAGAAATTCGGTCCTCTTGGAAAATGGATTGCACTGGCCATCTTCACCATTTTTGTCGGAGGTGAGTTCTTGTCTGAAAAGATTGCGAAGTTCTTCAAACCAACTCAGCCGTGGGGATACTCGTGGGTGACGAAGCTCTTTCCCACGATCATCTCCGCATTCGCACCTATCTATGGGTTCGTTACACAGTTCATACTCTGGGTCATGATTGTTAAAAATATACCCAAATAAACAATGATCGAACCCCAGTGGCTTATCGTCGGAGTTCTGACTGGGTTAATACTCGGAACGGTCTTTATCCCTCCGACTCGAAAGAGCATGGGAGTGCCTCGACCGGGAGACTCGGAGACATTCTTCACAGAGACAGGATGTGTTCGATTTGAAGCCGTCGAGGTTCCGTGTACAGCTGAGCCCGACTCACTGAATCTCCTCGCTGCCCATAAGTAATGAAGGTGCCGATCACCAATGTTCTTCACCGTGGTGCACCGTTTTTCTCCTTCATCATTGGACTGGGGATTGCAGTGTTATTGTTTCACCGTGACTACGGTGTGATGAAGACTCTGGCGATTCCGATTAAGGAGGCAACGGAACGAGTCATCAAGGTTGATGGAAAGTGCTATCGCTACCGCGTGGAAGATGCCCAATGCGAAATCCCGTCTTCTTCATAAACAATGGAAGGTGCTACTTCTCTCGATTCCCTTCTTCCCAGTCCGCAGGGTCCTCAGTCTGCCCCTCCTGTTTATCCCGAGTCGAGCAGTCCGCAGCCTTCGACCACGGGATTTGTTCCGACGTTTAAGCCGTCTCTCCCGCAGATGACGTTCATGTTCCGCAATCTTCAGCTGTATTTCTCCTTCTTTGTGGCGACAGTCGTGTTGTCACTTGCTACGCCTCGCAACCTGCTCCTTCAATATATCCCGTCTGCATACACTGCGAACGGCGTCGTGAGCTACCAGGGTGCAGCGGTGATCGGCGGTGCGTCGGTGGTTCTTGCCCACTTTGTCAACATCGTTATTTCAAGCTTTCTCGGATAAGTGTGAAAAGAACAATGCAGTGCCAGCCTGCGTGGGTGTATCCACGCATCCTTCTCGGGGCTGGCAATCAACTGACTCCTATTTTTACAGCAAAGTATAACATTACCCACGTGGTCAATTGTGCATTTGCAGGCGATTGTCCAGAGTGGTGGAGAAAGAAGCATCCAGGGAACTATGCTGAACTCCATGCGATCGATAGCATGGCGGTCAAGATTCTTGATTGGTATCCCGAGTTCGAGAATTGGATGAGGTTCTTCCTTCGGTCAACGAATGGGACAGTCTTCGTTCACTGTAAGGCAGGCGTGAATCGGTCAGCGTATCTGGTTCTGACCTTTGTGTCGAAGAACTTCGGAATTGACTTCCGTCGTTTATTAGCTGCGGTTCGTCGTCAACGACCTATTATATGTGACAATTCTGCTTTCATGAGACAAGTAGAAGACGAACTATATGGACGTGTTCAGAGTGAGGAAAATAAGGGACACGGGATCAACCTCAATGGGAACTCTTGACTCTGTCCACCAGGACATTATAACCGGATTGCGAGATGTGAAGTCTCGAACATCTGAGCTGGAAACAGAAGCAGCTGAGTTGCGAACTCGTATTGAAGCGTTGAAGTCTTCAAACGAGATTGTTGACGTTGTTACGTGCTCGAACTGGGAGACACGTCTTCGCGACATCGAACGCGAAGTCGCCCAGACGAATCCGTTGGAAGACTATTACATGAAAAACATGGACATCCTGATGGATTATTACAAACGTCCGGATGCCGTGGCTCAGCCCACACAGAATCCAAAGGATACGACGTTCATGAAGTTCTTTACCGCTGCTTCCCCCTCCGATGGAGTGTCTAAGAAGCAGATGTTTGATGAGTACGTGACTCGTATGAGGTTGTCAACCGTTCCAGAGGTCACTCAACAGATGACGGAACACTGCAATGCGTGCAACGTTGCCCGCGAGGAGATCAGTTCGGAGGGAATTCTTGTCTGCCCACGATGTGGGTCAGAAGAGTATTCGCTCGTTGTGTCTGACTTCCCTTCGTTCCGCGATCCACCGAAGGAGCGTAACAATTACGCCTACAAGAAGATCAACCACCTCAATGAGATCCTGAACCAGTTTCAGGCAAAGGAGTCGACCATGATTCCAGAGGAGGTGATGAATGAGGTTGTGTTGGAGATCCGTAAACGTCGCATCAACAATATTGCCGATCTGACGGAAAAAGAGATTCGTGAGATTCTGAAGAAGCTTGGGCGGTCCAAGTACTATGAGCATGCAGCCCACATTTTGAGTCGTCTGAATGGCAATCCTCCTCCGACCATTACACCTGAGATCGAGGAGAAGATCCGTGCGATGTTCCAGGAGATTCAGGCACCGTTCTTGTTGTATTGCCCGAATGACCGCACGAACTTCCTGTCGTACTCATATATCTTGTACAAATTTATGGAACTGCTTGATTTGGACGAATATCTGCCGTACTTTCCATTACTAAAATCGCGTGACCGTCTCATCGCACATGATGTCATATGGGCTAAGATCTGCTCTTACTTGCATTGGCAGTTCATCCGTTCTGTTTAGTTCACAAAGTGCGGCATCCCGGACATTCGTCGCATCTTCGAGCGTATCATGCCAACCATAATGTCGCATCTGTTTGTTAACTCTGAATTTGACTTCATATACGCTGCGAAGTTTTACCCAGTAGATTCCATAGTGCTTCCGGTCATGTCTATGCGTGTTCAACATGTTTTCTCGCTTTGTAGACCATTGTAGATTCTCTACGCGATTGTCTGTTCGATCTCTGTTTATATGGTCAACCTCTGGCTTTTGTTCCGGGTTTGGGATGAATGCAAACGCAACAATCCGATGAACTTTCGTTAAAATCTGACTTCCATTCTTACATAAGTTTACCGCAAGGTAACCGCCGCCATCGGCACCTGGACTCAGAATCTTACGTGGTCCACGTACTCGTCCCATGTTCGAAACGGTATACAATCCTTCATATCCAACTACGTCTTTCCACACTTCCATGATATGGACAATTGATGATATACATGATTCGTTTTTCAAAACTCGTCGTCCTAAGCCCAGGAAATCGTATAATGCCTCGTGAACCAATGACTTCTCAGTTTACACTCGGGGAAAGTCGCCTTGATTTCAAATTCAGCCCTGACTCGCACAAGTCCGTCAGGGATGGTGAAGTATAGTTCGCGTTCGCCAAACTTGGCTAC